AGTGTGTTTCTATATGGAGGGTTATCGGGGCTGGGCCCTGCACTGTCTTGAAAACAGATGGATCGCGGAAGCGGTTGGAGTTCGATTCTACCATCCCTCTTCCAAATTTTAGGAGTTTTTATGAATGAAGATTTAGTGTATCGTTTAAGAAAACGTGCTGAAATTCGTCGGCAGATTTCAACAAGAAAGTCAGTGCAAGAAAATGCACCAGATAGAATTGCTGATTTGTTAGAAGAAGCAGCAAATAGAATTGAACAATTGGAAGGCGGGCAGGATGGTAATGCAGCGGATTGCTAATCCGTAGGCTTACGAAAGTAGGTCATAGGGTTCGATTCCCTAGTCTTCCACCAAGATTGTGTAGGTGTGACCCGAAAGGCTAGGGAACAGATTGCAAATCTGTTTGATGCAGGTTCGACTCCTGTCACCTACTCCATAATACGAAAGTATTAGTTGTTGAAATACAACAGTGCTGGTTGACAAAAGATGTGGCTGTGTTATACTTTATCTATGAATTGAGAAATCAATCAAACGTTCTTTAAAAATTTGTTGTAGTTATTTGCACGATTCGTCTATCGGTTAGGACGCTGCCCTTTCAAGGCGGAAAGACGAGTTCGATTCTCGTATCGTGTACCATATTGAAGCGCATTAGAACATGCCCCTAGTAGCAGTAGTGAATCAAGGGCAGAAAGTTGAGTGTGCTTCAATATGGTAATTTGGGGGTATAACTTAACGGCTAAAGTAGTAGGCTTTTAACCTATTAATCAGAGTTCGATTCTCTGTGCTCCTACCAAAAAATCATGGAGACACGGCAAAGTGGGAGAGTTGCGGCAGACTGTAAATCTGTTCTTTCGGGTGAGTAGGTTCGAATCTTACTGTCTCCACCAAATCCCGTTACTATTTTCGTGAAAATAGCGTTTGATTAGCGATAGAGATCCGGTGGCAGAAAACCGTTAGCGAGTAATACTCAGACTCTGATAGGCAGAATCCTAACTGCACACAGACGTTAGAATAAACAGGATGGACAGAGTAACTGCTCAATTAAGGGCTGGCGTGGAACCCAGTAGCTTATCCTAATTTGGTCTGTTCGTATAATGGTCATTACTGCGGATTGTCTATCCGCTTACAGGGGTTCGATTCCCCTACAGACCGCCATTTATATTCCAGAGTAGCACAGCGGTAGTGCAGTTGACTGTTAATCAATTGGTCGTAGGTTCGATCCCTGCCTCTGGAGCCAAGCCGTTCCGCTTTGTTAGCGGATACTGTGACCCGCAGGATAGAAGTGAGGTGACTCTCAAGGGTGGTAGTCTTTTTACCGAAAGGCCGCTGGCAATGCGAGAACGGTCCTGGTCGGGAAGCGGGTGGAGGGTGTGTGAGATTTGCGGGGCAACCCAAGAGATGATACACTACAATTACCGCCGCAGGACGCAGAGCATTTTATTTCGCCCTACTAGTACAATGGTAGTACACTGGTTTTGTAATCCTGTGATGGCAGTTCGATTCTGTCGTGGGGCACCAAGTTTTATCTCCGATTGGTGAAATGGTATCATCCGTGCTTTGGGAGCATGTGGCGCAAGTTCGATTCTTGCATCGGAGACCATATATGGGCTGTTAGTGCTAATGGGAACACATCTGGTTTGCAACCAGAAATTGAGAGTTCGATTCTCTCACGGTCCACCAATTAGGTGATGTAGCTCAACAGGCAGAGCAACTGCTTCATACGCAGTAGGTTGGGGGCTCGGTTCCCTCCATCACCACCAAGTTTTGTGGTAAGGAAAGTAAAAGGAGAATGGGCAACAAAAGGGGATAGACCCTGAGTAGTGGATACCTCACCTGCCACAAATTTATTATGGGCCTTTAGCTCAGTGAACAGAGCACTTGGCTACGAACCAAGCGGTCGGGAGTTTGAATCTCTCAAGGCCCTCCATAAATACCTCGGATAGTTAAATGGCATAACGGAGGCTTGATAAGCCTTTATCACAAGTTCGATTCTTGTTCTGAGGACCAAATATTCCGGTGTAGTATAATGGTAGTGCGGCGGTCTCCAAAACCGTTAGCGGGGGTTCGATTCCCTCCACCGGAGCCAGTTTTTATTAAAGGTGATTGATATGAAAAATTTCGATGTACAAGAAGTTAAAAAATACCTTGCAAGCCAAGGTCCCGACACCAAAGTGTACCTTGGTGCCGACTCTGAAAGAATTAGAGTTAATGGTGTATGGTATGCTGACTATGCATTGGCTGTCGTAGTTCATATTGATGGCCGCCATGGTTGTAAAATCTTTGGTTATGTTGACCGTGAAATGGATTACGATCACAAGAAAAGTAAACCTGCAATGCGGTTAATGACCGAAGTGTATAAGGTTTCAGAATTGTTTCAAGACTTGGCCGAAGTATTAGAAGATTTTCACGTTGAAGTTCACTTAGACTTAAACAAATCAGATGAATTCGGAAGCTCTTGTGTTGTACAACAAGCAATTGGTTATATCAAAGGTACATGTAATGTGACACCAATGGTTAAGCCAGATGCACCTGCTGCAAGTTTCTGTGCCGACAGATTGAAAAGAATCTTAGCCGAACAAGAAGCAGTTTAATTCTATGCAGTTGTTAGTTTAGTGGTAAAACCTCGGGTTGTGATTCCGATATCAAGGGTTCGATTCCCTTACTTCTGCCCATATATGCCTTGTTAACTCAGCGGTAGAGTGTCTCCTTTACACGGAGAAGGTCGGCGGTTCGATTCCGTCACAAGGTACCATATGCAACTTTAGCTGATGTGGTCATAGCGCCGGTTTGAAGCACCGGTGAAAGAGGTTCGATTCCTCTAGGTTGCACCAATTGTTGTTAAGATAAATTCTTTTTCTTGTTGAATATATAATTCATCATCGTTAAAGGACTTTATCTCAGTGACATATGTTGGTACAAATTCAGAATCAACACAGTAGTAAGCATAAGGTACATATTTCTCATGTGAGAATAGACTGTAAAATATTTCTACTGTTGGTTTTTCTAGATATGGTTTCATGTAGTTATTTATTGCCCCGGTGACGGAATTGGTATACGTGTTGGTCTTAGAAGCCAAATTTTAGGAGTTCGAGTCTCCTCTGGGGCACCAAGTTTCTGGCGTTCGTTCAACGGATAGGACATCTTTCTTCTAAAGAGATAATAGTGGTTCGATTCCACTACGCCGGACCAAATTGCGAGTATGGGGGAATTGGTAGACCCAGCAGACTTAAAATCTGCCGCTTTAGCGTACCGGTTCGACTCCGGTTACTCGTACCAAGTATACCAAAATATTGGTTGACAGTTGAATAGAAAGCATATATAATACATACATGATGCGGATATGGTGCTAGTGGTAACACAAGACCTTGCCAAGGTTTAGTTGTGAGTTCGATTCTCACTATCCGCTCCAAATAACTACAACAGATTTTATGCGGGATTAGTTTAGTGGTAAAACTAGAGATTTCCAATCTTTCGTCATCAGTTCGATTCTGATATCCCGCTCCATTTAATGCGGCAAACGTAATAACATCACAAGATACCCTCTTGTGACGGCTGTGAGAATCAGTCTTGCCGCTCCATTTATTTTTGAGGACATTATGAACATCAAACCACTACACGATAAAATATTAATTGAACGGCTTGAGACCATTAAAGAAACTCCTTCAGGAATCATCCTGAAACATTCTGAAGAACCGGATAAAGCAAAGGTACTTGCCGTTGGTCCTGATGTGAGTGAAGTGCAGGTGGGTGACACAGTGCAACCAGATTGGGGTAAAGCTATAAAAGCTGAAACCTCAGAAAAATCTTTTCTAATTAAGATTGAAGATATCGCATATATCTACGGAGAATAAAATGTCCGGTAAAGGTTCAAGCCCAAGACCATTTAGTGTTTCACAGGAAACATTTTCAAATAACTACGACAAGATTTTTAGAAAACCATCTCCAAGAGAAATGGAAGAAGATCGAGCCGAACAAGAAGAATTTGATCGCATCTTAGAACAAAATCGCCGAAATCAAAAACAACAAAAAATATCCAATAACTAAAATATTGCGGGGTAGCTCAGTAGAAGAGCGCTGGGCTCATAATCCAGAGGTCGGTGGTGCGACTCCACCTCCCGCAACCATCATGGTGATACAATTTTATCCTTGCACGACCTTGAATTGTTAAATGAAGTTGTGTGTGTAATCTTATCCGCATTTCTTGTTTCATTTTGGCATCTGTATTCACAAACTTGCAGACCTCTTGAATCTGTAAAACTTCTCTCTAATTTGCAATAATCATTTGTGTTTGATTTTGCATAGATAATGACATCCGGCATCAAATTTATATTGATGGTTGGATGTGTAACAACAAGTGTTGCAGCAGTTGTTATAACTGTAATTAGTAGTTTATTTTTCATGGTGAGTATTGAAGTAATTTTTATAAAATTTATATAAACGCATTTGATGTGGATTATCTTTAAATCCATATGTCAATCGTTCATCTTCACTACGAATCCAATCCAATTCTTCTTTTATCTCAATATAACTATAGTATGCAACAAGAAAAAAACATAAACTAAATGTAATCGTTATGATTATTATGTTTAAAAAGTGTGCAAACAAAACCATAAAAGTAGTAACCAACACAGGCGCAACAAAAAGGCCTGAAACTATAAGTGCTGATTGTGTAGATGTTTTCATCTTTTTGTATACCACCAAATAAATGATAACACCATTATACAAATAATTAACATAGCAAAAAAATAATATAAAATAAATTTGCAAAAACCTACAACTTCAAATACCCATTCTAAAAATGTGTATTTTTTTTCTTTTTTCATTATTCGTTTGTTATTAATTTCCTATTGTTTTCGATTGCTTGTTCATCCAAATATTGAATTGCTTTTTTAATTTTTTCTACTTCATATCTTTTTTGTTTTTCTATTTCTGTTTGATATGTTTTATTCCATATATTTGGATGTCTCTCTTTTGAATCATAATAAATCCATGTCCAAAGAAGTCCCATAACTATACACAATATAACAAATGCGATGGCTGCACTAAATTCTAATTTATATGTTTCAATTCTTGCAGCTCTTCTTTTGGATTTAATTGCTTCTTCCTGCATTTGTTTGGCAATAAGAACTTTTTGTTCTTTACCCATCTCTTTTGTCATCGATTCTACATCAGTAAACAACGCACCAAGTTCTGGTGGAGATTGATAAATCATTAATTCGCGCAATTCTTTACCCATTTGTTCTAATTGCTTTCTCATTAGAACACGTTGTAATGCACGTTTGGCTAGACTATCTCCACCAGAATAAACTTCAGTCTTACTGCGTCTTTCTTCTTCTTCGAGTACAGCTAAACATTTGAAGTAATTATCATAATATTGTCCAAGGTAATCACCAATATTCTGATAGATATTAGTGGTATCTTCGCTGCGTTTATTGAGTTCTGTAACGCGAGATTTTTCTTCGACTAATTGTTTTTTTGCTGCAGGACTGGCAGGCCTGTCCGGTGGATGAGCCTTATTGAATTGATCGTCAAGATCCTTGAGAACGTCTTTAACGTCCCCAGCTGCACTTTTGATATCTTTGTATAGTTGGCAACCTTTTTTGACGGCAGCAACAGCGCCATTTGCTAAGGCAAAGAGTGTAAACGGATCCATTTTCTACCATTTTTGATATTGACTTTATAACAAAAAAATGATATAATCTTAACTCAGATCGCACTATATAATTATTTAGGATAGGAATATTATGAAGATATATGCAATAAAATTAGTGACCGGTGAAGAATTGCTGGGTGAAGTTGAAATAGAGGAGTTCAATCGAATGGTGATTAAAAATCCATTAGGTATTGCAATTGTACGTGGTAGAGATGGTCAACCAAATGTTGGTTTTGCACCTTTTCCAATACATGCAGGACAGAAATCGGATTCCACTATTGCCTTTTTACGTGAACATATAGTATACTACTATGTTCCAGCAGAAGATTTCATTAATAACTACAATCAAATTTTTGGTGTTGGTATTATTCTTCCTGGTCAACAACAAATCATCACAGGTTAATGACAACATTTTATACAAACGTTCAGTCCATCGGCGGTAGAATTCTTTACCGCGGTGTCAAAGATGGTAAAAAAATCAAATTAAAAATTGATTATGAACCACAACTTTATCTTCCAGCTCGTAACGGCAAAGGTACACACAAAACACTTGAAGGTATTGATCTTGTACCAAAACGATTTGATGGCATACGTGAAGCCAGAGAATACGTGAAACAATATGATGGCCTTCCTGGTGTTCCAAAAATCTATGGTAACACTAGATATGAATATGCATTTATTGCTGAACAACATCCCGACATGGTTGATTGGGAACAAGATAAAATCAGTATTGCAATTATTGACATTGAGGTTGGTTCTGAAAATGGTTTTCCTGATCCATACAAAGCAGACGAACCAATCACCGCAATTGCATTAACATTCATCAATGGCCACACCTATGTGTTTGGTTGTGGTGATTTCCGCAATGACAATACCGACACAGTAACATACATTAAGTGTAAAGATGAATATAGTCTTTGCAGTAAGTTCATTGAGTTATGGTCAAGAATGTATCCAGATGTTATCACTGGTTGGAACACCAAGTTCTTTGATATACCATATCTCGTCAATCGTTTCCGTAAGATTCTTGGTGAAGACAAAGCCAAGATGTTGTCTCCTTGGAATTACATCAGTGAACGTAAAACCAATATCAATGGACGATTACTGATTGCATATAGTTTTGTCGGCATCGAATCACTTGATTATATTGAACTCTACAAATGGTATGCGCCAGGTGGTAAGTCACAAGAATCATATCGCTTGGATAATATCGCACAAGTTGAACTTGGTGAAGGTAAAATTTCTTATGATGAATACGAAAACTTACATCAACTTTACAGACAAAATTATCAACTGTTTATCGAATACAATATTAAAGACGTTGCATTGATTCTTAAACTGGAAGATAAACTGAAGTTGATTGAGTTGGCTTTAACTCTAGCGTATGACACCAAATGCAATTATGAAGATGTATTTGCACAAACTCGTATGTGGGATTCATTGACTTATTCTTATCTGTTGGGTAAAGGTATCATTGTTCCACCAAAAGAAACGCAGGAGAAAGATGCTGCGTTTGAAGGTGCATATGTTAAAGAACCACAAATTGGCCTACACGATTGGGTTGCATCGTTTGACTTGAACAGTTTGTATCCACATTTGATGATGCAGTATAACATTTCACCAGAAACGTTGATTGAACCAGAAAATTATACACCGGAAATGCGTGAGGTACTTTCACAAGGTGTGACTGTTGATAAACTCTTGAAAAGACAAATTGACATTTCAAGTTTGAAAGATGCCACCATCACACCAAACGGACAATTCTTCCGTACAGACATTCAAGGTTTCTTACCTAAGATGATGGTTGAAATGTATGATGACCGCAAGAAATTCAAAAAACTGATGCTGCAAGCAGAACAAGAGTATGAGAATGAGAAAAACGAATCTAAAAAATACGAAATTGAAAAACGAGTTGCAAGGTACAACAACCTACAACTTGCAAAGAAGGTATCTCTCAATTCTGCTTATGGTGCTCTTGGTTCTCAGTATTTTAGATTTTACGATCTTCGTATGGCTCTTGGTGTTACTACTGCTGGCCAATTATCCATTCGATGGATCGAAGCCAAAATAAATCAATACATGAATAAACTTCTTGGTACAGACGATGACTATGTGATTGCTTCTGATACTGATTCCATTTACTTACGCCTTGGCGACTTGGTAAATAAAGTTTATGGTGTTGATGGCGTAGTTAAAATGCCTGCACAAAAGATTATTGAATTTATGGATCGTGTTTGTGAAGATAAATTACAACCACATATTGATAAATCTTATCAAGAATTGGCTGACTATGTTCATGCATTTGAACAGAAGATGCAAATGAAACGCGAAGGTCTTTCCGACAAAGGTGTGTGGACTGCCAAGAAACGTTATATTCTAAATGTATATAACAATGAAGGTGTACAGTATGCTGAACCTCACATGAAAGTGATGGGTTTGGAAATGATTAAATCATCCACACCATCTGCGATTCGTGAGAAGATGAAGGCTGCCATTAAGTTGATGATGACTGGCACTGAACAACAAGTACAAGACTTTATTGCCAACTTTAAGAAAGAATTTAAAACACTACCACCAGAAGAAATATCTTTTCCACGAGGTTTAAATGGGCTAAATACTTATTCCGATCCAGTAATGTTGTTCAAAAAAGGAACACCCATTCATGTTCGTGGTGCTATTGTATATAATCACCATCTAAAACAAATGGGATTGACCAAGAAATACCCCCTCATACAAGAAGGTGAAAAACTTAAATTTACCTATTTGAAAATGCCAAATCATTTCAAGAATGATGTGGTTTCTTTTCCCGGTAGAATACCTAAAGAGTTTGAGCTTGACAACTACATTGATTATGATGTACAATTCGACAAAGCATTTCTGGAACCAATCAGTGTCATTTTAAGATGCATGAAATGGTCTGCGGAAAAAACTAATTCTTTAGAGGACTTTTTCGGATGATATTTTTAACCTTGTTGACAGCACTAGGTTT